AGTTATCTAGGTGGTAAAAAGTATCAAGGCAAGTGGATTGCCAAACATTTTCCAAAATTTAATACATATGTTGAACCTTTTGGTGGTGCTTATTGGACTTATTATCAAGGTAATGTAAACGCCAAACAGAATGTCTATAATGACTTCAATACTTACATAGCAAACATATTTCATTGTTCAGTATTTAAAAGAAACCAGTTTTTAACCAAACTTAAATCATATCAAGACCAAGATGCCGGCCTATTTGAAAAATTTAAAAAAGACATATTACCCCTAAAATACGGTTTTAAGTTAGGTAACATAGAGAAAGCCGCCAAGTATATCTACATTGAAACTCAAACATTTAGTGGTATGACCATTGGTGAGAAGACCAAATATGTAGACCTTAAAGGTAAATACAAATCAAAGTATCAACATCTAATAGATAAGTTAGAAAATCCTAAATGGCAACTTAAAATAGGTAATATAACAAATGTAGAAAACGAATCGTTTGAAACTGTTATTAAAAAATATGATAAACCTGATACACTATTCTATGTTGACCCACCATACTATAAAATGGAAGACTATTACACAAAAGAGTTTGGTAGGGATCAACATTTACAACTGGCCAATGTATTAAAGAACATTAAAGGTAAGTTTATATTATCTTACTATGTCTTTCCACAACTATCGGAGTGGTTTCCAAAAGACAAATACCATTGGACTACTAAAGAATTTAGCAAAGCAAATAGTACAACATCTAAAAAGAAGACAACTAGTAGAGGTGAGGAATTGTTAATAATGAATTTCAAACCAGCATTGACATTAGAATAAATTTGTGTTATATTAGGTTAAATAAATGCGGAGTTAGTATAAAAGTAACACACTTGCTTTCCAAGCAAGAGAAGATTGGGCAGTACAATCACTCCGCTCCAAAATTAAAAAGAGGATATTATGTTACCAAAGATTGATTTTAAAGTTAGAGAAGGCGATATAGGTGAAGATGGTGGCTGTACGTTTGATAAGGGTAGTTGGGTTACAAAAACTACAGATGATTATTTCAAAGGTAAAAAAGTAGTACTGTTCAGTTTGCCTGGAGCATTTACACCTACTTGTACATCACAACAGTTGCCTGGTTTTGAAAACAATATAACAGAATTTAAAAAACATTTTATAGATGAGATTTACTGTGTATCAGTAAATGATTCGTTTGTTATGAATGCTTGGGCAAATAACGAGAATATAAAAAATGTTAAAGTAATACCTGATGGTTCTGGTGAGTTTACTAGACAAATGGGTATGCTTGTTAAAAAAGACGATAAAGGTTTTGGTTACCGATCTTGGAGATATGCTATGATTGTCAATGATGGAATTATAGATAAAATCTTTGAAGAACCTGGTAAATCAGATAATTGTACTACTGACCCATATGGTGAGTCATCACCTGAAAATGTATTACAATGGTTAGAAATGGGAAGAAACAATTAACATTGACATTAAGACTAAACTATGATACTATTATATTATATTAAATAATGAAAACGGAGTGAAAACATGAACCTATCAAGCGACACATTATCTGTGTTAAAAAACTTTTCGGATATTAATCAGAATATTTTGATTAAATCTGGAAACAAAGTACAAACAATATCAACAATGAAAAACATTTTGGCTGAGGCTGAAATATCAGAAAAGTTTGATAGCGAGTTTGCTATCTATGATCTACCAGAATTTTTAAGATCAGTAGAACTATTTGAAAAACCAGAGTTACAATTTAATGGTGGTTCAAATGTTAAAATTGCTGATGCTAATTCTAAACAATCAATTAAGTATTTCTTTGCTGATAAATCTGTTATTGTATCACCTACAAAAAACATTACAATGCCAGATAAAGAAGTTACTTTCACACTAAAGAATGAAGTATTTGCTAAATTACTAAAAGGTGTTACAATACTTAATTTACCAGATGTTGCTGTTGTTGGTGATGGTAAGAACATTATTCTTAAAGCTACAGATAAAAAGAACAAGTCATCTAACGAATATTCTTTGAATATTGGTGAAACTGATAAGAAGTTTACAGCTTATTTCAAAGCAGAAAACTTTAAAATGATAAGTGACGATTATGATGTAGCCATTTCTAGACAAAAGATAAGTCATTTTGTTAATAGAAACAAATCAATACAGTATTGGATAGCATTAGAACCTGACTCTGAATTTTAAGGGAGGTTTTAAATGTCTGATTTTTTATGGGTTGAAAAATACCGTCCAAAACGTATATCTGATTGTATCCTAACTGCTAGTCTAAAAGAAACATTTACTAGTTTTCTAAAACAAAAAGAAATACCAAATCTACTGTTATCTGGTACTGCCGGTACTGGTAAAACAACTGTTGCTCGTGCCTTATGTGAAGAACTTGGTGCCGATTATATCATCATCAATGGTTCAGACGAAGGCCGTCAAATAGATACATTGAGGCATAAGATTAAAAACTTTGCTTCTACAGTATCTCTTACCGAAGACGCTAACCATAAAGTGGTTATAATAGATGAGGCAGATTATATGAATGCTGATAGTGTTCAACCTGCTTTAAGAAACTTTATAGAAACATTTTACAAGAACTGTAGATTTATATTTACATGTAATTATGTTAATAAGATAATACCTGCCTTACATAGTCGTTGTACCGTAATTGATTTTGCCATTAAGAATGGTCAAAAGGTTAAGACAGCTACTGCCTTTATGGAAAGATTAGAGGGTGTTCTAAAGGAAGAGAATATAGAATTTGAGAAGAAAGTACTAGGTGAACTAATACAGAAATTCTATCCAGACTTTAGAAGAACTATCAATGAACTACAAAGATATTCTGTAAGAGGTAAAATAGACAGTGGTATACTGTTTAGTCTGTCGGAGGCGAACACCAAAGACTTAATTGTATCTTTAAAAGATAAGAAGTTTAATGATATGAGAAAGTGGGTGGTTCAAAACCTAGACAAAGAGGCCGCTTTTCTATTCAAAACTATCTATGAAGTGCTTTACACAGCACTAGATTCTAAATCTATACCTCAATCAATATTAATTTTAGCTGGATATCAATATAAATCTGCTTTTGTGGCAGACCAAGAGATAAATATGGTCGCTTGTCTAACAGAAATAATGGCAAGCTGTAAATTTAAATAAGAGATTAAGATGGCAAGAAGAACATTATTTAGAAGTTTGATAGTTAAATTAAGAATGTGGTATGCCGATATACGAGGTCATCATGGTAAGAGATGGGATTACGAACCAGGTGATTATTATATGGGAAGTCATAAAGGACATTTAAAACATCAACGAAAAAAATAGAAAGTTAAGTTTATATTATGTATGAATTGAAGGATTATCTTAACGCACTAAATTTTACTAAAGAAAAATTACTAGATACAGACGACCTTACGTGGGAAAAGAAGTATCCACCGTTTATAATTAACAAGTGTTTATCAATGTTTTATGATTGTATAGCACAAGTTAATGAGATGAATGGTTATCATTTTCTGGATAAGAAAACACAGTTCCATTTTCTACTAAATAGTATTAGAAAACGAAAAAGATTTGGTGGTAAGTGGTTATCACAAGCCAAGTTGAAGAATTTAGAGTATGTAAAAGAGTATTATGGTTACAGTAACGAGAAAGCTAAACAAGCTCTCAACATACTAAAAGACGAACAAATTGAATTTATAAAAGATTCCTTGAATAAAGGTGGGAGAAAAAAATGAGTGAAGAAATTATTAGTTGGTCACCTGACAGTATGTTAGAGGTGACACTTAAACAACCAGACGACTTTCTTAAAGTTAGAGAAACATTAACTAGAATAGGTGTTGCTAGTAGAAAAGACAAAACACTTTATCAATCGTGCCATATACTACACAAACAAGGTAGATATTTTATAACACACTTTAAAGAACTATTTGCTTTAGATGGTAAGAAGGCCACATTGGTAGAAAATGATATACAAAGAAGAAACACAATTACTATTCTTTTACAAGATTGGAATTTAATTGACATAGTAAAACCTACTGAAGCTGAAAACAAAGCTCCATTAAGTCAAATTAAAGTATTACCTTTTAAAGAGAAAAAAGAATGGACGCTATCAGCTAAATATAATATTGGAAAGAAAATTGAAGAAAATAAAGAAGAAGTGATAGATAGCAATAATGCAAGTACCAAAGTTTAAAGATTTTATTACAGAAACGGATATAGGTCGTAAAGGCAAACCTATAACAGTTGCTATGGTAACTGTGGCTGACTCTAAAGATCCAAAAGAAAACACTACTGCTGATCTTATACAAAAGGCGTGTAAGAAAAAAGGTATCAAGTGTGTTATTGTAAATACTACATCAACTATCATCACAGCTAAAGACGAAGATAAAGGAACACTTACTGTTTACAACTATGATGGTAAACAAGGTGAACATACTTTTGTAGGCAGAGATACCGTTTGTATAACTAGAGGTGGCGCACTTGAAGATGAAGCAGGTCTTTCATTAATATCTGCTTTTCAAAACTCACAAGCATTTATGATGAACACAAGAGCTTCTATGCTTACTTGTGATAATAAATTAACATCAGCTCTACTATTTGAAAAATTTGGATTACCAACTCCAAAAACAGCATTCATTT